AGCAACAGAAATGAAAAAGGTGAGCATACAAACAGTTAAAAATACTATTGGGTTGGCACGTAGTGTTGCTAATGGAACAACCAAATTTCCGTTTATGGGTTATTGCGCAGACCTGATGGAAAAGATGTTAGAAGAGATTAAACAGGCAAGAAAGGCACAAGAGAAATGAACAATGAACCAGTAGCATGGTTTGAGCAAGACCCTGACATGAAATCAGTTTGGTATCAAGCCGACAAAGATGCGCCTAACGCTATTCCACTCTACACCCATCCAGCAAAGACACTAACAGATGAGGAAATACAAGAAGTGGCACAGGCTTTGATTGATGACTGCTCCTACTGCGCATTACATTTTGCTAGAGCAATACTAAGAAAGGCACAAGAGAAATGATAGATGCTAAGTACTACAACAACGGCAAGATTAAGATTGGATCTGAATACTACCTTAATCCGCTACGGAAAAAATACATCGAGGAAGACCCCGATATGTTGGAGATACAGAGGTATTTAATTAACGATCCAGTCCTACTCAACCGCCAGTATTGGACAGAGAAGACTTTGTTGTTTGTTAGTTGTTTTGTTTTATTAATTGTTTGTATTCGGGGGATGGCATGAGTGCAAACGATATACAGGTTGGGGGTAGCCATTACACCAAGCAAGGCATTCAGACTTGGGACTATATTGCGGCCAATGAAATTGGGTATTTTGAAGGGAATGTAATTAAGTATGTATCACGATGGAAGCAAAAAGGTGGCATAGAGGATCTACGGAAAGCACAGCACTACCTGAGTAAATTGATTGAACTAAACATAAAGGAATAGCATGGAAACATCACAGGAATTAACTTTAAAGTTTATGTTGGCGTTATCAGCAAACCCAGCATACGCCAGTCCCAAAGAAGACTGGGAAACAGACGCCTATAACATTTATACAATGGCACAAACATTAACTCACCTCTATCTCGGAAAGGTCTCATGAGCGTATATAAAAAACTACAACAAGCTAGGATAGCTTTACAAGGAAAGAAACTAACCAAGTCAGGAAAGAACAAGTTTGCTGGCTATGAATACTTTGAGCTGGCGGACTTTCTACCTACGATCCAAACAATTTGTAACGATATTGGATTGTGCGGTGTGGTGTCGTTTAACCATGAGATGGCGTTCCTACAGATTAACGATGTCGAGGATGGTACATCCATTATGTTTACTTCACCAATGTCCTCTGCTGCCCTTAAAGGTTGCCACGATGTACAGAACCTAGGTGCGGTGCAGAGTTATTTGCGGAGATACCTTTGGGTAAATTGCTTTGAGATCGTTGAGCATGATGCCTTGGATGCGACTATGGGTAAGGATGAGCCAGCAAAAAAGGTAGAAGCCAAGGTTGAGCCAAAGGTTGAGAAACCAAAAGCAACCAGCGGACCATGGCAAATATCCTTGGCTGATAACGAGGATATCGGGGCGTGGATGAGTACTCTTGGAGCTGGGTGCGATGCCCTTCTTGCCGTAGCTACCAGCGTGGACGATGTGGCAACAATCTTCAAGACCAATCGTTCTGTCTTTGACAAGGCAAAGGCTCTGGATGATGTCGCCTATTCCAAGCTCATGGAAAAGTTCTCAGCAACCAAAAAATTATTAACTAAGGCATAACATGGAATATTTAAATAAAGGTGGTTTGTTTGTATCGTCTGTCCGTAAGACAGAAAAGTCTCCTGATTACTTTGGATCCGTAAAGGTTGATCGTGCTTACCTCAAGTTCCTCATGGAACAGCATGATGAGGACGGGGTGGAGATTAAGATCTCTGGCTGGAAACGGGAGTCCAAGACTGGTAGTCGGTTTATTTCTTTAGCCATAGATACCTATGTCAAGAAGGAAGAAGCCAAGCCAGTCTCCAACGAGAAGGATGAGTGGGAAATCTAATGGAAACCAGTCAATTTGAAGCTAAGAAAATAGCCTTGAAGCAGACAAAGGATGGTCATGTGTTGAATCTGGCCATCCATCCAGACGAGATCCCAGAGGAGATCCTTCGGGACTTTGTGGGGGCTAGGTATATGGTGGTGATGGTTCGCCTAGCCGACACCGAAGTTCCCATGGTTCGGGCTGAGGAATACGCTGGTGCCAGGTTAGTTAAACAGGCTGGGATGCTGTGCCGTGAGCAGAGCTTTTGGGATTTCTTACACGACCAAGGATATATCTTTGAGCGTAAAGAAGAGGTGGCAGTAGATTGGCTATGTAGTTACCTAAATGTTGCGTCCAGAGCTGAACTTAAAACGAATGAAAAGGCGCAATATCTTTTTGAACAAATAAATGCAGAGTATAAAAAATGGAAAAACTAGTCCCCTATTCACTTTACCTCCCAGAGGCACACATTAAAAAGCTGAAGTCTATGGCAAAGAGCCGTAAGGCATCTAGCTTTATTCGGGATGCTTTGATTATGGCTTTGGATAAGACCGATGAGTATTCCAGTGGTTATAACAAGGGTCTCAAAGATGCCTGTGAAATCATCAAAGACAATCCCGAGGCTGGCTTGATTGCCGTCCGTGGGAGGACTTTGAATGACATCCTTGTTAAACAGATTGAGATACTGAGGCACGAACCAAAATGCCAAAAATGAACCAAGAAACCGTCCTTGATTTGGTACGGGAGATAGAAAAAGTAATGGTCGAGGAACAGGCTGAGTATGTCAATTCTTTTGCTGCTGCCTTGTATGTAGCGTGTGTATCAGCTAATAGTCTAGGAATGACTAAAGCAACCTTCTTGGCTAACTGTGAAACATTATTTGACCACGATAAAAAAGAACAAATGAAGGAACTTCAATGAACGACCAAGACAGAAGAGATTGTTTTGCCTTTATGTTAACTGTTGGGTTTGCCATGAAGGGTGAGATAAACCCCAAAGCAATATGGGAGATGGCAGATATGCTTGTTGAAGCCCGTAATGCACCCCCAGAGGAGGGGATTGTAGCTATTAAAAGGAAAACTAGGAAATGAAAGAACCGATTCCATTCGCTGGATATGTTGATATTGGCGAAGACACAAAGAAGTATTGCTCGTCTTGCATGAACTATAAGTCTTTTGAAATGGGCAAAATTGTCCAGACTGCCAATCGAAAGATTAAACGCTTTAAGTGTTTTGATTGTTTGGCAAAAGCCAGTGTTCGCAAATACGCCAAGGAGAGTACATGAACCCTACCTACATTAGTAAGTCTATGGATGGCATGATGGCTAAGGCTAATGAATGCTTTCCAATCGGGCCTAAGGCATCCTCTAAACGCCAATGGATACAAGATAAAGAGCTGTACCTTGGGGATATAAGTGGTATAGAAAGAATTCTTACCCCAGTCATTATTGATACCGATATGCACAAAAATGTGTATCTCATGGATGCAGTCACTGGGACGCTCTATAAACCTAGAGGAGGCAAGTGCCTGACTTCTGACAGGCTTCATCTAAAACGGTTTGCTAAACCCGATAACTTAGCCGATAGGCTTATGAAGGTGAAGGGTGAGCAATTAGGCGGAGAAGAATAATGAGAGAGCCAACTCAACGCTTCTGGGATGCCATGATTATTAAGTCATGGCAAAACTTTGATACTTGCTTAAAGTTAAATATATGGGCAATGGAAGAGTTTGGAAAGTACCCTCAACATCTAGAATTAAAACGTACACAAAATTGTTTTAGCGGCAGAGGTGCTGGAGTGCGTGTTTGGGTGGCTCAATATATGCCAGCTTTAAGTGAGAGATTATTTGCACTACCCAAAGAAAGACACATAGAGTTGCTGGATTGGCTTGCCAAAAGCAAGGTTGATTCTTTGTCTTCTAAGGGTTCCAAAGCAAGCAAGTACTACCATGAAGCCAGAAGTGCAATGAAATCAGCAGAGAAAAAGGCAACACAAAAAACTTGGTCGGACAATTTAGAGAAGACTCTTAATCAAAATAATCGATGGACAATCGTTAAATAGAAAGGAAATATCTTGAAGAAAATATTGGCAGTTCTTTTACTGGCTCCGACTATAGCGCTGGGTGGGGTGGTTGCTACCTTACCCAATCAGGCTGGCGGGAAGATTGTGCTGACCGATGAAGAATGTAGGTATGCTGGCGAGATATACCCAGCACTGCGCAAATCCTATAACTACGGTAGTTCAGGTAATACCAGTGATGGATGTTGGTACTTAGATGATGAGACTGTAGTGGTTATTTGGAAACAAAATAATGGGCAGGCAAGCACAAAACGATATCCAGTAGAAAATTTTGATGTTCGAAAACGGGGGAAGAATCTATAAGCTGACCCATTCATATACAGAAAATATTAGTAGCCTTGTAGATGCAAGCATATTTTTTGCTTCTTACGGTCGGGTCAGCGGGTTGTTATTTTGGCTGTAAGAAACCTTTCAGCAACGAGATGGGCGTTGAATCTACATACCCCATCACCATAGATAGAAAGAAATTAATTAAATGATTCATTACCACGGATTGCCCATAACCCCAGCCACTGTGGCCAGTTACGCAGTGCAAGCTGGTCATGCGTTTGTATCTTATGCTCACTCTGACCAAGTAGGTACAGCCATAGAGGTTAGTCAATCCTTTGCCATAGACAATGGTGCTTTTAGTGCCTGGAAATTAGGCAAACCAGTCAAAGATTGGACTGATTTCTACGATTGGGCGTTAAATTTAAAGAAAGTCCCATCGTGTGATTTTGCCGTAATTCCTGATGTAATTGACGGAACTGAAGCTGACAACGATGCTTTACTAAAAGACTGCCCATTACCAAACTGGTTTGGCTCTCCTGTCTGGCATATGCACGAATCATTAGAAAGGCTAGAGCAATTGGCTAACAATTATGTTCGGGTCTGTATTGGTAGCTCAGGTGAATATGCAACAGTTGGCACTAATGCTTGGTGGTCTAGGATGGGTTCAGCTATGCGAGTACTCTGCGATGATATGGGCAGACCAATCTGCAAGTTGCATGGACTAAGGATGTTAGACCCCGCCATTTTTACAAAGTTCCCATTTAGCTCTACCGACAGCACCAATATTGGCAGGAATGTTGGCATCGATCAAAAATGGAAAAATGGTAACTATCCACCTCCAACCAAAGAAGTAAGGGCGCAAGTTATGAGAGCAAGAATAGAATCCCATAATGCACCAGCCAGATGGAATTTTATGCAAGTAGAACAGGATGGTTTATTTTGAAATTAACGCAAACTTTTTTCTTTGATGCAGCGCATACATTAGACAGGAATGTAAATGTGTTTGACCGCATAAAGTCTAAAAATATACATGGACATACTTATCACGCCAGCATTTCCATTGAAGGTGAGCCGAATGAATACGGCATGGTTCAGGACTTTGACAACTTACAACACGCTGTCAACGCTATCCGTTATGCTTTAGATCATGAGTTTTTAGACAATATTCCAGAACTTGGCAATCCGACTTTGGAAAACCTTTGTTTGTTTATTGCCAAAAGATTGGAAAAAATTAATGGGCTTTGTGAGGTAACGGTAGAGCGAAAAGCTTTGGGTGACAAATGTACTTACACATTAGAAAGGGGAAGCAAATGACTACTTGGACTACAGAAGACAGAGAGAACTCCTCGCCCCCACATATAGTGGATAGCGGAGCCAGCGTTAAAACTTTGGCAGATTTCATTGCCCAAGAGAATCGTGTGGAGATATTAAAAGAACATATGCAACGCCTATATGAGGAAATTAATAGGCTTAGGGGCGAGAATGCCAGACTAAAACGAGATGTAGAAAGCTTGATGGACGGAAGATGCTAGAACTTATTCAAACTATCGCAGTCATATTTGGGGTTGGCTTCGCTCTGGCGTTGGCTTTATTTTTACTGGTTTACTTAATGATTAGGTTCTTAAATCTCAAATGAAATACTGGCGAAACCAAAAACAAAAGTTCTATGACAACATGGCGTTGTTTATAGACTGTGCCTACCTTGCCATCTCTATTATTGGCATAATCCTGTGCATCATTATTACCCTTAAATTGGTCTTTTAATGTACCGAAACCAACGACTTTTAGAGATAGTCCGCAACTCTCCGTGCCAGAATTGTGGCACTCAGAACGGCACAATCTGCGCGGCTCACTCCAACCAGCTCCGTGACGGCAAGGGAAGATCCTTGAAGGCTCACGATTTTAGGGTGGCGGCTTTGTGTTTTCGCTGTCATTCCAATCTGGATCAGGGCTACCAGATGGATAAGGAAGAACGCAGGGAACTGTGGGAAGAAGCCCACCGCAAGACGATTGCTTGGCTCTTTGAGAACGACCACTTAGTCGTTAAGTAATTACCTAGACTTACGGATATCTTCCATCTGTCTGGCGATGTCAGACATCAGGATCTTAATGCGGTTCATCTCAGCCCGTTTATCTTCGGTGCTAAGGTCTTTACTATTTTCGATAATACGGCTTTGTTTGCGTAACTCAGCCAACTGTTTGGTAGCTTTGTCATAGACTTTGGATAGGGCAATCTTATCGCCCTTCTCTTCCATAATCTTGGTAACTTTCTCCATATCGCCCAGCTCGGCATAGTGACGCATATCCGCCAGGGCAGACTGTAACTTAGCGTTATTCTCATAGAACTGAGTCATATACTTAGATTGAAGTTCTGGCTCGGTCTTAATAAATCCCATGGCTACGGTATCAATAAACGGCTTACGAACCCGTGTGCCTTCTCTAAATGGCTCTACGGCTAGATCTGCGGTGGATGCTATGGTAGCACCCATCCATCCAAAATAGGACTTAATAAAGTAATCCATCTGAATTGGAGAAATACCCTGAGCGTCTGGATTAAAGGTCAAAATCTTGGATGCTCCTTCAGATACACCGCCTAGTACTTGAGCTATAACGCTAGTCTTATTCGTCATACGCTCTTGCTTGGAGAGTCGCTCCATACCAGCAGATTCAATAGGCGCCCCTGTAAAGCTGTCTTTATTGGCATAGATGTCAATCAAGGGCTTAATCATCTGTGGCATTGGGTTCAAAGAGAAGGTATCCATGAGGATATGATTTAGACGCTCGGCAAAGACCTTACCTTCTACGCCCTCGTCAGCCAACTGTTCGTAGGTTCTCTCGGCAATCGTTCCCAAAGCACCAATCTCAAATGGCTTAGGAATACGGAATGCCACATCACCAATCTTGAACCACCAGAAGTTATCCCGATCCCAGCCCTCTCTTCTCTGGAAGTCTTCATCGTCCTTGTAGATTCCGTAGAGGAGAATAGATGCCAACATAATGGCACTAGACATCGTCATAAAGCGTTGGGCTTTTTCTTTGTCGCCAATCTGCAATGGGGCGCCTGTGGTCGCATTAGCAATGACTCGATAGGTTGGGGTAATACCATCCCTTCCAAGCTTATAGAGACCTTGTAAGCGGGCATTAAAGAATGGGACTAATGAGGCAATGACTTTGACAGTACGGAACTGACCCTGCATCGAGAAGTCCATTAAGTCTCTGGCTGCAAAGGATGCTTCAAGATGGGACTTACCGCTTTCCCGTAGCTTCTTATACAGGGCTAGGCGGTTAGCGTTCTCAAATTTATTACCCAATTCGTTATAGGAATTTAATAAGTCTTGGAGCTTCCCTTTAATCTTCTCTGGGGTATCTAGAATCGTGCCTTCTTTGACGCCCTTGTCGATGAGACGCTTGATTAACTTAGCCTGGTCGCCTTCGTGAGCCGTACCCATCTCAAAGATACCGCCACCAGCCAATGCTGCCATAAAGGTTGGATCGCCCTTTTTAGACATCCGTAATCCGTTATAGACGTTCTCAAACATATTCGGACCTAATTCCGAGACCGCGGCAGAGGACATCGAATCACGGATTAAGTTGCGAATCTTATAGGCTGGAGAAAGGGTGACACCATACCGCAGGGCGTTTGTAAACCCTTTGGCAATATCTAGGAACGCACTCTTAGGACCTAGATAGGAGATCGTAGAGATAGCGTCTACTAGATCTGGGTCGGATAGAGTGAAATGAACTGTCTTGCCATTCTCCATAAATTTAATGGTATTGGCCGGATACTTACCATCCATTGGCTTGGCTCGATCCGCGGCTCCCATTGACTCTGCTGCCTCGATAGTCTTGGTCGTTGCCTGATTCTTCATAGAAGCAGACAGGATGTGAGACCAATTTAGAAGCACATTTTCCATTAGGTCATTGACCTTCTTCTCGCCACCCTTGAGTGCCTTGGAGAAGTACTGACCTGTTAATTTAGAGGATGCGTTGACGGCATCGACACTGCCATCTTCCATTTGTTTATAGAATGGGATGTAGTAAATATCGTTAGAGAACACCTGATAGGCTGCGTTATCAATTAAGCCTGTCTCTCTTGCAACATCCAAGACCGATTTGTTTAATTGATTTTCTTCCTGTAAGGCTTTGTCATAGAGTTCTTTACGGGATTTACCATTTAACTTGCCTTGGGATAATTTATCCCGCAACTGAATGGTAGCGTCATCAAATGACCGCTTATCAGGAGGCATCCGTGCATCACGGTTTAATGCCTTCCACATCTGGTATTGATCTACCTCAGTACCTAATGGCTCTAGGATTGCCAGCAAGCCTTTGGTATTGGGACGAATATCTAAAGCTCCGTCCTTCAAGTAAACCTGACCATGCTCTAAAAGTCCCTGTAAACCGCCATCGATGGACTTCGATAAACGAGCCATCATATAGCCTTCGGTTGAGTACTTTTTGATTGCTCGGAACTCGTCAAAGACACCCGTAATAAACCGCTCAAAGAAGTTATCTTTTAGATTCTCAAACTTCTGTCCTACGGTAGCCTTTTCCTGAACAAACTGTTTACGCAGTAAGTTCTTTTCATCTTCCGTCAGCCCTTCAAAGGCGCCCTTCATGGTGGCTTTACTAAATAAAGGCTGTTGATCTTCTTCTGTAGGCGGTTTAATTTGATTGCTACGAACAGCATCCTTACTGGTTATGTAGTCCATGTAGGCTTTGAATGTTTCATTAGGCATATAGCCTTTGTTTTTCAAAACGCTAAATATCTTACGCAAACCATTGGCAATCTTAGAGAAGAACTTTTCTACAACAGTAAGTGGCTTCTCTGAGGTGGTAGCCCAACGAGCAACTTGATCTGCATACCACTCACTAAAGCTTGTCCAGTAAGCGGCATAGTTATCTAACTCTTCTGCCTTTAAATCTTCTTTAGATATTCTGGTTGTTTCTGCCGTCTTTTTGGCTCTTAACGAATTCAATAAATCACGGGCGCTTTTACCTTTTTGCGAGGCAAGCCATTTCATATGCTCGTCTTTTAACTGTTTCTTGATTTCAGGAGAGGCGTTGTTATAAACCTCAGCCTGATGAGCGTGACCCATTTCATGTGCCAATGTCTCCAGCATCTTGCTAATGCTGGTAGATTTTTTAAATAGAATGTATCGATCCCCATTAGACAATGTCTGGGTAATGCCATTCTCATCCTTGTTATAAGTGGCATCCTGAATGCGTCTATATGGGCCGGTAAAGTTGTTTCGATTGGCAATTGCATCTTCTGTGGTGCTGACATAAAGGTTGCCCTTTAAGCCAAACAACTTTTTCCACTCCGCAATAACGCCAGCCATCTTTGCATCAATATCTTTTGATACAGCAAGACCATCTTGATTAAACTGAATGAACGAGCTTTCTTTATGCTTCTTAGCTGCCTTAGACTCAATGTCTTTCTTTGCCTTACGAAGCACTTTCATGTCTGCTTCGTTAATCCATGTTCCATTAAAAATATCTACATCAACTCTAGCTCTTGTCTTTCCTTTGGTTGGCATATAAACAGGATCTCCTGTTAATACACTAAACCCACGAATCAAAGCAATATCGCCGTCTTGAAAAACAACTTCGCCACCCTTAACGCCTTTTGCCAAGTCCTCAGCATCTTTCTTTTGCTCCATTGTGGCTTTAGCATACTGAGGTTCTTCACCAAGCAACTGATCTACTGCTGCAAAGTCTTGGTTTAATTCATCAACTGTTTTTTGATACCGTGCTTGATCAGCACGCTTGTAGTCTTTGGCAATGGCTTCGTTTTGCTTCATTAACTGCATGGTAGAACCAGCAATTTGGCTAATCTTTCTACGGTACTCTTGGACTTCTTTTGGTGCAAGTGAGTTTACGTCCGCTACTTTATAGCCTGCATCATTAATTCTGCCTGCAAGACGCTTTATGTAATCGTTTGATTTTTCTACAATTTCAGAAGTCTCTGTACCAAAGAAATCAGTTTGGCTTTCTAACCGTTTTTTGTCTCGTGCATAGCCTTCAACGAATGTTTCAATATCAAACTTTTCTTTGATTGGGCTTCTTGCTTGACCTTTTTGAGAAAGATATTGCTGTAGTCTTTCACGATAAAAATCTAGGGCCTGTTGATTAATTGAATCGCTGGCTACATTTGACCGCATAGCAGTAGCAAATCCTGCTTGACCAGCTGCCTCAATTTGATCTGCCATGTCCATAACTTCTAACTGCTCTGGACTCATTCCTTCTCTTGGAAGATTTTTTAGTTCACGCTCTTTAGCGTCCATGCCAGCTAACACATCTTTAGCTGTAATAGCTTTTTTAGGTTTCTCTCCAACATAGCCAAACTTTTTAGCATTAGCCAGTGATTCTGGACTCATGGACATAGGGATTGTTTTGAGACCCTTATCCCTGAAATAAGCATACCGATGGCGCCCATTGTCAAACATAACCCTGCCGTTTTCATCAATCCCAACAGAAGGAGCCTCGATGGATGGGGCTGTTTTGGCAAACTCGGTAAATATGGCATAGCGTTTACCAATACCACCTTCGCCTTCAGGACCTACATAGAAGTCTTTATCTTTTGCAAAGTTTTCTTCAAAGGCATCCACATTGACATCGACCAATGAATAACCGCTACGCTCATCGGTCTTATTCATGGTAATAGGGATTTCCCTATCGTCTACAGTAACAGTCTTGGATACGAGTTCTGCTTTGGGTTCTACCTTCTTTGGTGCGCCAGGCTCAGTAAATT